ATCAAACATCGATGGGATCTATGTTATTTACTAGAACTCTAGAGGAATGGGCAAGGTTTGATATAAGTAATCGTACTCAATTTGACGCCACTATCAGCTCAGGGCTAGCAATTATGGCAAATCAAAAATCACTATATTTACCTATTCAAAAACAATCAAAAATAAGTCTTAACTTTGCAAGATATAGTAACACAGGAAATTTCAGTGAATTAGTTAAATGAGAGAAGTTAGTATAAATATTGCATCTGTTGGATTTCCTAATCAATATGCATCAGATGCTGAAAAAGAAACAGAAGAATACGGACTTCAAATAGGACAAGCTATTCAATATGAATGGTTTCGAAAAGATTCAAATGGTTGCCGATACTATACACAGTGGAGAGATTTTAATCGACTACGTTTATATGCAAGAGGTGAACAGTCAATTGCTAAATATAAAAACGAATTAGCTGTTGATGGCGATCTTTCATACTTAAATCTAGATTGGACTCCAGTTCCAATCTTGCCTAAATTTGTTGATATTGTGGTTAATGGGCTTTCTGAGCGTATATTCAAAGTAAAAGCATACGCTCAGGATGCTTTATCTCAAGCCAAAAGAAGCAAGTATCAAGATATGGTAGAGGGACAAATGGCGGCAAAACAGATACTAACAACTGTTAAAGAAAAAACTGGATATGATCCTTTTATAGTTGATCCAGATGAACTGCCCGCAACAGATGAGGAGCTTTCATTATACATGAATCTTAATTACAAGCCAGCAATAGAGATAGCTGAAGAAGAAGCTATTGACACTATGTTTGCTGAAAATCATTATGAAGATATAAGAAAACGTATTGACTATGATCAGATGGTCGTAGGTGTGGGTATGGCTAAACATGAGTTTCTTCCTGGCTCAGGGGTAAAATTATCTTACGTAGATCCTGCAAATGTTGTTTATAGTTACACTGAAGATCCTTTTTTCAAGGATTGTTTTTATTGGGGTGAAATTAAAACTGTAGGTATTACGGAGCTTATGAAAATAGATCCTACTTTAACTAACGATGATTTAGAAAAAATAGCTCAGTACAGTCAAAGTTGGTATGATTATTTTAATACAGCCCAATACTATGAAAACGATATTTTTTACAGAGATACTTGTACTTTGTTATACTTTAACTATAAGACAACTAAAAAAATAGTTTACAAAAAAAAGAAACTTGAAGGCGGTGGAAGCAGAATGATTGAAAAGGACGATAGTTTTAATCCGCCTGATGAAATGGTCGAGGAAGGCAATTTCGAAAAAATAGAAAAAACTATTGATGTTTGGTATGATGGTATTATGGTTATGGGTACAAACATTATACTCAAATGGGAACTAGCTAAAAATATGGTCCGTCCTAAGTCCGCTACACAACACGCTTTACCTAATTACGTGGCTGTAGCACCTAGAATGTACAAAGGAAATATTGAATCCCTGGTAAGACGAATGATACCTTTTGCTGATTTAATTCAGATAACACATTTAAAGTTACAACAAGTTATTGCTAGAACAGTTCCTGACGGTGTCTATATTGACGCAGATGGTTTGAATGAAGTAGACTTAGGTACTGGAGCAGCTTATAATCCAGAGGACGCACTTCGTTTATATTTTCAAACGGGTAGTGTGGTAGGTAGAAGCTATACTCAAGAAGGTGATTTCAATCAAGCGAGAACACCAATACAGCAATTAACATCCAATTCAGGTGCATCCAAAACACAAATGCTGATAGCTAATTATAACCATTATTTAGATATGATAAGAGCTGTTACTGGATTAAATGAAGCCAGAGATGGTTCAACCCCAAATCCTGAAGCTTTAGTTGGAGTTCAAAAACTAGCTGCTCTAAACTCTAACACTGCAACTCGTCATATATTAGATGGAGGACTATATATTTACAGGTCTCTAGCTGAAGCTCTAACTTATCGTATAGCAGACATATTAGAATATTCAGATTTCAAAGATGATTTCATAAACAAAATAGGAAAGTATAATGTTAGTATACTACAAGAAATATCAGAGTTATATATATATGACTTTGGTGTATTTATTGAGCTTTCCCCAGATGAAGAGCAAAAAGCTATGCTAGAGCAGAACATTCAAATGGCTTTATCAAAACAAGATATTAATTTAGAGGATGCTATAGATATTAGAGAAATCAAAAATTTAAAATTAGCCAATCAGTTATTAAAAGTAAAAAGAAAAGCGAAGCAAGAGCAAGATCAGCAAAATGAAATGCAAAAGCAAGCCATGACCGCTCAGCAACAGCTCAAGTCTCAAGAGATGGCTGCTCAATTGGCTATTCAAAAAATCAATATGGAAGCTGAAAGTAAGATGAAAGTCAAGCAAGCTGAAATAGCTTTTGAAATAGAAAAACAAAAAAGTGAAGCTCAACTTAAATCACAGCTCATGCGTCAAGAGTTTGCTTACAATCAACAACTGAGAAATGTTTCTGAAAATGCACTAGCTTTTAGAGAAGGAGCACGTGAAGAGGCTAAAAGTAAAAGAATAAGTCAGCAAAATTCTCAACAGTCAGAGCTTATTAACCAAAGAAAAAACAATCTTCCTCCGAAAAAATTTGAATCCAATGAAGATTCACTAGATGGTTTTGATCTCGCTGAGTTCGAACCACGCTAAAAACGTATATTTTTTTTATTTAACTTTGTATAAATTTAATCTAATCAAATGGAAATTAAAGTAAGAGAGCTCACAGAGGTCAAAGAAAAGTCGAAACAAGAAGTTGAACAAGAACTTTTAGACAAACATGAGCAACAACAGAAAAACGAAAACCTTGATAATAAGCCAGAAGTATCTGGTAAACAAGAGGAAATAAAGTTTGAAGAAAATAATGTAGCTGAAGCTACACAAGAAAAAAAAACGGTTGAAGAAAATGCACCTGTAGACAATAAAATAGAGGAGCAAGCAACCGAAGAAGTACAAAGCTCTTCTGAAATATCAGAAGAAGATGTTCTTTCATATATTGGAAATAGATGGGGACAAGAGGTTAACTCTTTGGAGGAGCTCAAAGCGAAACGTGAAGAGCAAGAGCCTTTAGCCGAGGATGTAGCAGCTTACCTCAAATATAAAAAGGAAACAGGGCGCTCTATGACAGATTATCTGAAATTACAAAAAGATTATTCTGATGTGAGTCCTGACAATTTGCTTAGAGAATATCTAACAATAACTGAAGAGGGTTTAGATCCCGAAGACATAAGCGACCTGATGGAAGAGTATGTATATGACGAAGATTCTGACGAACCTGCAGTTATTAAAAAGATTAAACTAGCAAAGAAAAAAATGGTTGCTAAAGCCAAAAAGTTTTTCTATCAAGAGCAACAAAAATACAAACTACCTCTTGAGTCAAGGGAAAGTTCAGGCGCAAATGATAAAGACTATCAAGCTTATAAGCAATACATTAATGAGGCTAAATCTAGAGAAGAAGAAAATTCTAGAAAGTCGGAGTGGTTTAGATCACAAAGCGACAAACTATTTTCTCCTGAGTTTAAAGGTTTTAAATTCACAATAGGCGAAAATAATTTTACTTATTCTCCAGGTACGGCAGCAGAACTAAGAAAATCTCAAGAGACTCCAATTAATTTTATTAGTAAATATTTGGATGATAGAGGAATGCTTAAAGATGCTGAGGGGTATCACAGATCTCTAGCCATAGCTATGAATCCTGAAAAATTTGCTTCGTTCTTTTATGATCAAGGCAAATCTTTTGCGACTGAGGATGTAATGCGTAAAACAAAAAATGTCGAAATGACAGAACGTAGTGCACCCGAAGTATCAACAAAAGGAGGGCTTCAAGTTAAATCAGTATCACAGCCTTCAAGCCGTGGTCTGAGAATTAAGAGTATTAAAAAAATGTAAAATTTAAAAATTAAAAATTATGCCTGGACAAGTTAAAACGATTCCAACATTTGCGTTGACACCGAGTTCTGAGAGAACTCCGACAACGGAAAACTACATAACTAACTTTGACTTTTTGAATCAGTATCTACCTGATACTTATGAAAAAGAGTTTGAGCGTTATGGTAATAGAACAATTTCTTCCTTCCTACGTATGGTAGGAGCGGAAATGCCTACAAATTCTGACCTTATTAAATGGGCAGAACAAGGTAGGTTGCATACTAAATACACACAAGTAGGTTCAACAGGATCTGCAACAGATGATCAAGTACAATTTCAAGTCAATGATACGCTTGACCCCACATCTGCAGAACAAGTTATCAGAGTAGGACAAACAGTAATGATTGTTCAAAATGACGGATCTGGTTCTAACAAAGCAGTTGTAAGTGCTGTTGACAATTCTACAGCACCTGGTAAATTCACAGCTGATTTTTATGAAGCAGGTGGTCTTGTTACTAACGGAACAGGAGCTGGTAACGCTGATGTTACTGTATTTATTTACGGATCAGAATTCAGAAAAGGAACAGCTGGAATGGTTGGTTCTCTTGAAGCTAATGACTTCATTTTTGAAAATAAGCCTATTATTATAAAAGATACTTATAATGTATCTGGATCTGATATGGCACAAATCGGATGGGTAGAAATTACAACTGAAGATGGTGCAACAGGATACCTATGGTATTTAAAATCTGAGCATGAAACTAGATTAAGATTTGATGATTATTTAGAAACTGCAATGATAGAAGCTGTACCTGCTGAACAAAATTCAGGAGCAGCAGCAATTCTAGGTAGCTCAGGTGCAGCAGCAAATCCTGGTGCTGGGTCAGATGGTATATTCTATAGTGTCTCTACTAGAGGTAATATATGGGATGGTGGTAATCCAACTACGTTAGCAGATTTCGATAATGTTATTAGTAGATTAGATAAGCAAGGAGCAATTGATGAAAACGTAATATTCGTTGACAGACAATTTTCTTTTGATATTGACGATATGCTAGCAGCACAAAACTCTTATGGTACGGGTGGTACTTCCTACGGATTGTTTGACAATGACGAGGAAATGGCGCTGAATTTAGGTTTCACAGGATTTAGAAGAGGTTATGACTTTTACAAATCAGATTGGAAATATCTAAATGATCCAACAATGAGAGGTGGTTTACCAACTGGTGCTGGATCTGGACGTATAAACGGTCTATTAGTGCCTGCGGGCTCTACTAGTGTTTACGATCAAATACTTGGTAAAAATGCTAAAAGACCTTTCTTACATGTTAGATACAGAGCTTCAGAAACTGAAGACAGACGTTATAAAACTTGGATTACTGGTTCAGCTGGTGGTGCAAGAACAACAGACGTAGATAACATGCAAGTAAACTTCTTGTCTGAAAGAGCTGTTTGTACTATGGGTGCAAATAACTTTTTCTTATTTCAAGAATAGTTAATAATTCTGTTTTAGGGGGTAGCAATACCCCCTTTTTTTAAAATCTAATTAAATTTAATCTAATGAAAACAAAACAAAAATACGTTACTAAAACGTACAAACTAACTAGAGAAAATCCTGGGCTATCACTTATATTAGCCTCAAGACACACACAAAGGTACCCTTTACTATATTTTGACGAAAAGACAGGGACTAATCGGTCTTTAAGATATGCAAGAAATCAAAATTCTCCATTTATGGAAGAGCAAGATGGTAATGCAATTTTAGAACCCATAGTTTTTGAAAACGGTTTTCTGACAGTAAAAAAAGAAAATCAAGTTCTGCAAAAGTTTCTAGAATTACATCCTGGTAATGGAAGAACATTTGTTGAAATAGACAAAAAGAGGGATGCTCAAGATAAAATTAATATCTTAAATGAAGAGGTTGATGCCCTTATTGAAGCAAGACAATTGTCAATAGACCAAGTTGTAAACATGTCACGTGTGCTTTTTAACAAAAATGTAAGCACCATGACAACGGCGGAGCTAAAAAGAGATTTGCTTGTTTTTGCAAAAAACAATCCAAAAGACTTTTTACTAATATTAAAAGACCCAATGTTACAACTAAATGCGACCGTACAAGGTTTTTTTGACAACGGTTTTTTAAACTTAAGAAATAATGACAAAGAGATATGGTTTAATACACCGTCCAATAAAAAGAAAATGACTAACATTCCTTTTGGTGAGGACCCTTTGCATATGGCTGTATCATTTTTTCAATCTGACGAAGGTGTTGACCTTTTAAAGCATCTAAAAAAATTATCAGAAAATTTGTAACTTAGTATATTATTAATCTTAAATTTTTGTTTCACCCATAAAAATAATAACATGGCAAAATATATACAGATTACAACAGCTGCGGGAAATGAAATAATCCCGATTGGCGAGGGTTTGTTTGTTGAAAGAACAAGCGCTACGGCAATGAGAATTTACAGTACAGCTTCTTTTTCACATCACTACGCATTAGTGACAGTGGGAAGTACATTTGCATTGGTAACAGCAATTAACGCAGCAATTGAAACTGCGTGTCAAACTAGCTGGAAAAATGCAGTAGTTCCTGTAGAACTACCACTAGGTCAAACTGTTACAAGTATTGCAGTTACTGTATTTTCTTAAAATACTAAGAAACTTTTTTTCATTGTTTTGAAATGGTTTGTGGAGGCACCCTTTTTTAGGGTGTCTTTTTTTTTTACTTATCTTTGATAAAACATTTGTAATGATAAATTCAGTCAGAAATACTGTACTTGCGATATTAAACAAAAACAATTACGGTTATATATCGCCATCAGACTTTAATTTATTTGCAAAACAAGCGCAACTAGATATTTTTGATGATTATTTTTATCAATACAATCAACTTATAAATAAAGAAAATGCTAGGCTTGTTGGCACTGGATACGCAGATATAAGAAAAGGTTATGAAGAGGTTATTGATTTATTTTCCGAAACAAAGACTCTTACACAGAGTAGTTTAAACCAATACTTTTTACCTTCATTAAGCACTACTGGAGATGATTACTATTTAATAAATAAAGTTTTGTGCTTTAGTGGGGGAGTTTTTCAAGGAGAAGCTGAAAAGGTATCTAATAGTCAAATAACTTTATTAACTAATTCGCATTTAACAAGTCCTTCGTTAGGGTTTCCAGCATATAGTTTGCAAGCAAATGTTATGACGGTATTTCCTGCACAGTTTAATGGAGCAAACGATATCCAAGCACAGTATATTAGATATCCAAAAGCACCAAATTGGACATATATTAATGTAAGTGATGGTTCACCAGCTTTTAATCAAAGTGCGGCAGACTTTCAAGATTTTGAATTATCTCCAGATGACGAGACTTCTCTTGTATTTAAGATACTGCAGTATGCAGGAATGTCTATACGAGAAATACAAGCCGCACAATTTGGAGCAGAACAAGAACAAATAGAAGAACAAACTGAAAACTAATGGCATACTTATCACAATATGAATATTACGCAAATGCTGGTGGCACGCCAAGTAATGAGAACTGGGGTTCATACCAGTATATTTCATTAAAAGATATTGTTACAAATTTTTTACTAATGTATAATGGAAATCATGCGTTAGTAAATAATGTTAACAGATTTAAAATTTTATTTCATGCTAAGAGATCTATACAAGAACTAAACTACGATGCATTTAAAGAAATAAAAGCATTAGAATTAAAGGTATTTGATGATTTAATATTTACACTTCCATCAGATTATGTCAATTGGGTAAGAATATCTTTGTATAAAGATGGTTACCTTAGACCACTTACAGAAAACATACAAGTAAATTCTGCACAAGCATATTTACAAAGTTCTACCGGCACATTAAGTTTTAATGCAGACGGTTCAGTTGTTACAGCTCAGTCAAAACTAGACGAACAACGTATATCTGGACAGCAAGAGAGTATATATTTAAATCAAAATAACGATAATAGAACTATAAACGATCCTAGCGCTTTGGATCCCTACGATTTAAAAGATTACAACATAGGGGCTAGGTATGGTTTAAATACAGAAACTGCTAATTTTAATCCTACTTTTCGTATAGATAAAAAAGCTGGTGTTATAAACTTTGATTCAACAATGGCTGGCGAGCAATGTGTATTAGAGTATATAAGCGATGGTATGGAGGAAGGAAACGATGCAAAGGTAAGTGTAAATAAATTATTCGAACAATACATTTATGCTGCCATTAAATATGAATTGTTAAATAACAAATTTGGGGTTCAAGAATATATAGTTAATAGAGCAAGAAAAGATAAATCAGCATTATTAAGAAACGCAAAAATTAGAATGAGTAATATTCACCCTGGTAGACTATTAATGAATATCCGTGGTGAAAACAAGTGGATAAAATAGTATGCCTAATACACAAAGAAATTTTGTAGCTGGAAGGATGAACAAGTCTCTAGATGAGAGACTGGTACCGAATGGTGAATACATCGATGCGCTAAATGTTCGTTTGGGATCTACAGAAGACTCCGAAATTGGTGCGGTAGAAAACTCCAAGGGAAACACTCAACTAACTTTTTTACAATATGAAGAAACCGGAAGCGG